AAAAAGCTCTGAATGTCCGATAGTCGGTCGTGTAGTCGCATACTAGCATTTCGTTACCGCTCTGGCTAATGCTTTTTTTGGCCGTCCAGTTGAGCACTCTGTCAGTCGTCATCTGGTACGGATCGGCTTTAATCTTCTGATACTCCCGCCTTAGTTTTTCGTTGGGGTCAACAATTTCGGCTTTACATCCAGAGCAGTGCCGCGCCGCAATATCGTTTTCATGGCCGCACTCCGGGCATTCTTTCCCCTCCCACCGGTGAGTACATGGTACTAGTACTCCGCGCTCGACGGTCGAAAACACCTGCCCTTGGCATCTCCGGCCGTAGTGCGCAGGCATCGGTCCGTTTTCCGTCTCCACGGGGTTGCCCGCTAGGTCAATAAAATACCCATCTTCACTGATCGCAAATTCGTCCGGGTTAGGTCGCGCAGCAAAATGGTTGATAAATCCACACGACGGGCACTGAGCCTTAATGGTACCGCCGCCCTCTTTGCGATAGCTGGCCTTGATTTCCGGCGTGAAAAGGTCGTCCTCTAGTCCGTGGCGCTCAATGTTTTCGGCGTAGTCAAGAACCAAGCAATCCGTTTTGTGATCATCTAATCGCAGTCCGCGCCCAATGATCTGCTGGAACAGGCCCGGCGACTCAGTGGCCCGAAGAACAGCAATCACGTCAACGTGCGGTGCGTCGAACCCGGTTGTGAGCGTTCCAACACTGACCAGATACTTAAACCGCCGCGCCTTGAAGTCGCTGATCAACGTTTCGCGCTCGCGTTTGCGCATGTTGATGTTGCCGCCAAGCATTCGCGCATTACCGGGCGGCAGGCTTTCCATGCACTCTTTCGCGTGGTCCACTGTCGCCGCGAATATCATTACCGCCTCGCGGCCTGCTGAGTGCTCAACCACGTCTGCAATAATGGACGATGTAAGCCGCCCCCGGCCCTCAAACACGCGCTCAACGTCCGCCGCATCGAATTGCCCGCGCCGGTTTAGCTGCATGTTGCCCGCATTGTATTGCGCGACAACATCTGGATCAGCATGAGCAGGGGTTAAATACCCCATATTGATTAGCGTTCGTGTGTCGATGCGATACAGCAGCGTATTAAAATACGGATTGACGGCCAGTTCCTCGCCCACCGGCTCGCCATCTATGCCGTATTGATAAATGTAGCCCGTCCCCATCCGATACGGCGTGGCGGTCATGCCAATCACGCGCAGGTTCGGATTTTTGCTGCGCATGTGCTCAATGATTTTTTTGATCGTTGGCGTGATCCGGTGCGCCTCGTCAACCACCACGGCTGCGAATTGATCGCCAAAATCATCCATGCTGTTAGCGACCGTGCCCGGTGTGCCGTACACAACGTTATGTTTCATGCATTTTTCGCCAGCGCTGGCGCTAAAAATGCTGGCGGGGTTTCCGGTGTGCAGGTATTTTTCGTGGTTTTGCTGCGTTAGCTCTTTTGTCGGCTGGAGCACAAGCACCTTTTTGCCGCTGCGATTATAGACCCAGTGTGCGATAGCGGCGCAAATAAACGATTTGCCCGCTCCGACCGCCAACTCTAATAGCGCTGGATTGATGCAGCGACTCATCCACTGAGTCGCCGCATCCACTGCGTCCTGTTGGTAGCTGCGAAGTTTCATTGGTCTTTGCATTCACCATCGTAGGGCGGCCACCCGGAGGTGCCGCCCGTTTCGTGATATAGCTCCACCATCTCGCAGTACCGCTCATGTTGCGCTTTAGCGTCTTCATAATCCGCCTGGCCCACTAGTCCAAATGCTACAATGACGGCGGAAATGGCGGCGACAACAGTAATTGCGCGAATCACGTCAACCTCCAGTGTTCCGACGGCTTGCCGGTGTAGGGTTCAAGGTCCAAGTCAGGCATGTGATCCTTGATCGCTTTAGCGTACTGCACTGACCCTTTGCGCTCGACTCGGGTCAGCTTCCGCCCGCAAACGACCGCATCGCGCTCTTTCGCCATCTGCACCAACTCGTTTAGCACTTCTTTTTTTCGGGCGTCCGCCTCTTTGATTTTCGCGACCAGCTCGTCGTATTCATCCAACAGCTTCTGGGCGGTCGCGTTATTGATTTCTTTAACCTGTGGCTCCAGATGCGCCGGGTTATCCAACTCGCTCAAAAGACGCTCATAAAACTGGTGAATCTTTGGCATATTTTCGCCGATCCATTCGTTATCGTAGTAAACGCGCTCCAGCGAATCGCCGCCTTCAGCCCACTGGTAAAAGTCGCACCAGTTGCGGCCCGAGCACAGCATTGCGATTTGCATCTGTGCGTAATAATGCGGCTGTTCTGCCGCTGTCTTAAACTCTGGCGGGTTGTCGTTGCGTTTGCCGTAGGGGCACTTAATCTCGATTAGTCCATCATCGCCAATTAGTCCGTCCGGGCTTGCGCCCATCCAGTCCAGTTCTGGGTGCGGGTAAAACCCGCACTCATCGACTTTGTTGCCGGTTATGCCGATATACTCCATTTGCGCAACACCTTCATGGTCATTGCCATGCCGCGTTGCAACATTGCCTTGAAACTCCGGCTCCGCGCCGTGGTATTCGCGTACAAGCTCTCGGATTGTGTCGTCCGGCGTCTTGAAAGGACTAAGTCCAAGCGCTGCGCCAACTCTTGAGGCTGTAATTTTAGCGCGGCGTGCGTCGTGCCATTTCTGAGTGCCTTGTTGCATTTTGCTCTCCTTTTTTGTTTTTCTGTTGCTGTTAAACGAGGGCCGCCGGAGCGGCCCCCCGTGCTTCGGTTTAGAACGGCACGTCGTCCATGCCGCTGCTCTCGCTGCCGCCTGCGGTCTGGGCAGGGGCCGAAACCTCACGCCTTGGGGACACCGCAGCCACCCAGTTGCCCGAGCGTCCCTGGCCGTCATTACTCTGCTCCGCCGCGATCTCCCAGACCATTACCTTAAGGATCATCGGCTTGTTGAGCAGCGCCGATTGCAATGATTGGTCTGTCGGTTCTTCGCCCGACGCCATCAGCTTCCCGCCCGCGTTTGCGTCGATCGCCGCCAGCATGCGCTTAGCTTTCTCCGCCTTCTTCGGATCGTCGTCTTCCACGCGCACCTTTTGAAAAACCTTTCGATTTTTGTACTCGGCAGGCTGCATGACAACCCAGCGTATGCTGATATAGCGGTCGCCTCCATACTCATCCCATTTCGCCTCGTCCGGCGCTGCCAGCACGATCGTATTATTGGGGATCGGCTCTAAGTCGCAGCCGCCCATCTCAAACGTGCCAATGTTTTCGTTGTCAATTCCTTCAAAAAATCCCATGGTTATTCCTCCTCGCTTTTAGTACGAAAATCCTCGACTTTGCTGTTGCCGAGCGCCTCGACGAGGCCGGTTTGCTCTGCAATGCGCTTGTATAGCTGGTCTCGCCCGCGTTTGTTGACTTCCTCCAACTGTTTGCGGCTCATCTTTCCCAAGCGGCCGAACGACTCGACATGGCTATTGCCGTACGCTTCGACTTTGCTTTCGCCGAACGACTCGACATGGCTATCGCCGTACGCTTCGACATGGGTGTTGCCGTACGCCACGACCTCGCTGTTACAGTACGCCACGACCTCGCTGTTACGGTACGCATCGACTTTGCTGTTGTCGAACGCCCAGACCTCGCTGTTGCCGAGCGCTTCGACTTTGCTGCTGTCGAACGCCCAGACCTCGCTGTTGCCGAGCGCTTCGACTTCGCTGTTGTCGTGCGCCCAGACCTCGCTGTTGCCGAACGCCACGACTCTGCTGTTGCCGAGCGCCACGACTCTGCTGTTGCCGAGCGCTTCGGCATGGCCCTTCTCAACGCTGTATGCTCCACTCTCGACCACCGCTACGTTCCCTTCGGCAACGACGGCATCCATTTCAGATTGACTTGTAATAATTATTTTTTTCATGATTTTCCTCCTTCCTTCAACGCAGGCACGTAATCGCGCAATGGGTTTTCCCCTTCGGGCACTTCCAGGTCTTGCGTAATGCCGTAGCGGTTTTTGCTGACGTTTGCGGCCGTCGTGTACGCCGTCAGAATCCGCGTGCCATCACTGATCGCTTTTTTGCGCTCGCCGTCGCCCATGGTATGGGTTTCCAACTTGAGATAGCCGACCAGATCAACGTCATCGACATACGGGGCTACCGAGCGCTTGCCGAGGCGCAGATCATAACGCGTGTACGGGTCCTGGTCTGGCGGCTCAACCGTCACGGTATCGGCATGTGCAATAAACACCACGTTAATGCCGTTATTGAGAAGGATGCCCGCCGCCTTGCGCACCCGCTGATGCATTGCCGCAACGGCTGCAACACCCGCGCCGTAACCGCCAAGCGCTTGGTTAATGCTCGCCGGCAGCTTCGGATCGTTCGCCACAACATCCGTAATGAACAGGCGCTCCAGTGCGGTCACGCTATCAATAACGACCGTCTTATATTGGTGCTCTTCGGTAATCAGCGCGGTCAGTTGATCCCACAGATCTTTGGGGCTTTCGATCACCGGCAGCGCGTCCGGTCGCTCGGGCTCCGGGATAGCTTGCATGCCATCCTCTGCGCGGATAAATACAGGCGACGGGAATGTGGCCGCAAGTCGGGTTTTACCAACACCAGAATCGCCGGTGATCGTGCAAATAATAGACCGATTACCGGGCCGTTTAGCATTTTCTAGTACTGACATTTCATGCCTCCTCATTGGGTTGGTGGCCCCGCTCATGCGGGGCCGGTTGGGTTACTCGACAATTTCACACTTTTATTGCTCCTCACTTTTAATACGAAAATCCTCGACTTCACTGTTGCCGTACGCCACGACTTCGCTGTTGTCGAACGCTTCGACTTCGCTGTTGTCGTGCGCCACGACTCTGCTGTTGCCGAGCGCTTCGGCATGGCCCTTCTCAACGCTGTATGCTC